CTTGTATTCGGGCCCTGTAGGGTGAACACCATCACGAGTCAGATGGCGACCTTGAAGCTCGATGACACTATCACCGAACACAGTGGCAACAGACCGAACCGCTTTTTGGCGCTCAGCCCCGATGGCCGGAATGATCCAGACCACACGAGCCACTGAAAACTCTCTGCGAAGGGCAGTAAGATTGTCCGCTAAATGCTTTGGCGGGTCGTCATTGCTGCCCAAGCTGATAACTGCCAGATCAACTGGCTCCTGAGGGGGTCGCCAGCCTCGTAGGAAGGCCGCTGAGGCCACTCCTTTGATCGCATGGCTATTGCATAGCGGAAGCTGTTGAGCGACCCCCTGTGCGATGCTATCTCCGAGTATCAGACACGGAATCATATGCTGAGAGACCGAAGCAAGTCGTCCTCGACCTCGAACCGCTGATACTCATACAACGCCTTGATCACATTGTTCATGTAGCGACCAACGCTGTCAGCACCAACGAGATTGGTGAAGTCTGTCGGGTGCACGTTAGAGTATGAGTACAGTCCACCAGACCGAAACTTGACACACAGAGTGCCCGTTGGGTGGTGGTAGGCAACAGCGTCAACATTGGAACTTTTGACGTTGCACCAATCGAGCTTGCGTTGTTCCATTTTACTTAGACTCCTTTTGAGTTGAGTGCAAGTATTCTAGCCGTATTGTAACCGAGCTACGGAATTACCAGGACTCGACCAACACCTTATAGGCGTATGGCCACTGCAGGACTCACCGAGCCTAAATTACCAATGAGGGCGCAGACTTGCACTCAATTAGACACAACCACTCACCGGGGCTCTGAAAGCGTGTGGGTGTGCCTAATTGAGTACAGACCGAAACTGAGTGAGTCTGTAAAAACGCCCACCAACGCTAATTGATGGGCGCTAATACGTTAGGGGTTAGGCGGCGATGTTGACCGACTGACCGTTGGCCTTCACGAACTCCGCCAGCTCTTGCTGCTTGGCTTGCGCCTTGCGGACAGCCAGAGTCTCATCCGCGGGCAGTTCGTCCCGCATGGACTTGATGGCGGTGAAGAAATCGGTCATCTTGTCCGAGTGAATACCGTCGTAGAACGGCTTGGACACGTCGATGGCCTTGCCGTTGGCAGTGTTCTCGATAGCCGCCATAAATTCCTTGTAGGCGGTGTCGATCTTGGACATGAGTGTGTCCTTGAAGACTGGCTTGGCGACGCGCTCGTTGTTGTCCTTGTCAGTCCAGAACGGCGTGGCATTGGCTTCGGCGATCTTGAACGGGCGCTTGTTGCCTTGACCGTCCGTACCAGACAGAACGATCTTCTTGCCGTCAAGTTCCATCGGACTGAACTTGCGCATCCAGTTAATGAGACCCTGACGCCGATAGCCAGTCTTACTGTCGATGATATCGGTCAGCAGACGGGTCATCAGAGACGTGTCACCGTGAATAGAGCAATGCAGCAGACATTGAACCGCATTGTCATGGACAAGGCGATCAAGACTGAGGACATTGGTCCGAATGATGTCTTGGTTAGACTTGATCACTTCCTTGGACAGGAGGACCAGGTCAGCTTCGGCATTTTCATTCTTGAGATTGACAGCCATTTGAGGTTCCCTTCGAGGTTCCAATGGACATCTTGTCGAAGATGTCACTCGCAACGTTAGTGTTGCGTAGAACGGCTCCCAGGGTTGTGGCTATTGCCATTGCTCAAGTAGCTTGACTGCGGAGAAGTGACCGGGAGGCAGCTTTGCCAGACACCGATCAACGTAGGTCTGAGACGCGAAAGGGCCAATGTAGCGTAGTTTGCTATCCGGCTTTTCGCGATAGACGATCAACAGACGAACATTCGTTGTCATGCGGACACACTAGGGCACTCGACCCAGATGTGGATGTAAATGTGGGTTTTAGTCCATTGAGTGGACATATCAGTGGCTTTGTAACCACTGGACTCCAAGTTACGCCAGAAGTTCTGAGCGTCACCGGACAACGCGAATTTGTATGTGCGATATGGGTTCATTGAACGTACTCCTGTAGAGAGCCGTTCAACGTAACACTAACGTGTTACTTTGCGTCGGTCCTTAGTATCCTCGCGGACTGGTCCTTACCGACGACTTCCGGCACGTTTGACACACACCTGTGGCTTGTTAGACCCCAGGCGTGCTACTGCCAGGGGAACCAACGGATTGTATAAATCCGCCGGGCCTAGCACATGCCCCCTTCACCGAAGCCCTACTGATGACCAACCTGTAGAGGCGTTCACCTAGACCCGCAATGCGAGCTGTCGGTTACTGACCCCGTGTCGGTCACCAAAGGTGCGAATGCCTCCGGCCGTAGTCCTAATGGACCCAGTTTAATTATGTTTTAGAGCGATAAGCTCATTATGGATCACACTCGAAGTATGACCCATCTTGAACCTAGCGTCAAGAGGCTGACCAGACCTTTTTCGTCTTGGGGACGACTTTATTTGGCCGACTAATGCGCCTCACGTCTTTAGACGCGGGGATGGCGGTGGCTGACACCTTGTCGGGTATCGTGTGCGGGAATGCAACGTCTATACCCGCCTTGCTGACTACTCCGCCCTTTGGCGTGGGCTTTCTCCGCTTGTGTTGCTTATATGTCACCATATTCGCTTCACCGTGAAGTAAGCCACGTTCCAGACCTGCGGATGAACCCCACAAGGCCGTCGGAAGGCCCGCGCTGCGTATCCGTACCGTCTCATCGTATGACGATGGGTTGACAGCATTGCGGATAGCCAAGAGCAATTGGCGCTCTTTAAGCTCGCGTCGGCGTTGTGGATTAAGGCGCTTGCCCATCTCACGTGTCCCCTTGCGTTACGCTCTAGTGGTCCTGATGGCCCTACTAGGTCAGTGCCTATCTCGGCTTGACCATCACAAGCTACCCCATGTTGTTCGGGGTTGCAAGCGCTTTTTTCAGCTATCACGCTTCTGTTATCTGTTCCCGTTCTGTTCCCCTTCCCATGTATATATGGGGGGGTCCCCGGGGGGCCCATGAAGTCGCGGTGACTCTAGCGGTGACCATAGCTATCTTTCTGATTTTATAAAATATTTGGGGCGGGAGTGTACATTTCCGTGTTTTTCCGTACGATTTCTCTTGACATTGGCGGGGGAAAGTAGTATAATATCTCTTAGAGAGTCTGTTAAAGAGCTATAATTATAAACAATATAATCAAAACATATAATATTATATCTCTCTAAGAGACACTTTAAAGTAACATAGCCGCTGCGCGGCTGATATTGAATTTAGTTGTTGACTTTTGTGTCTAAATAGAGTATAATACTAATACTGGGATTGGATGACGTTTGGTGTCTATCCCCGAAGGGAGCCCGCAAAATTGCCTTTTCTGTCTGTAACTGATGGTCGTGCCGTAAGCCGCGGGACAAAGGGTAAGAAACTCACTCCAAAAATGGTTGAGTTTGTAGACCTGTACATGATACATATGAATGCCACTAAGGCCGTTGAATTGGGGTCTTATAAGACAGTAAATCCGACCCGCCACGCAACAGAGTTGATGCAACATCCCCTGATCCGTGCAGAGATCGCACAACGTCTCGCCAAGCGGTCTGAAAAGGCCGAGGTGAAGGCTGAGTATCTGATCACCAAATTGATGAATATCATCGAAGACACCCAAGCCGACAACCCTCAAGCGTGTCTCCGCGCTATTGAGCTTGCAGGTAAATCAATTGCCCTCTGGAAAGAACGTCAGGAAATCTCTGGCCCAGACGGGGAGGCAATCAAACACGAACAGCAAGTGAGAGAAAATGTCGCAGATTTCACCAGCAGAATTGCTAGCCTCGCTAAGCGAAACGGAACGTCAAACGTTCTTGAGTTCCCTGAACGAGGCGGAGCTAGCTGAGCTTCGGTGGCACTGGGACTTCTGGGCTAGACCCAACCAGCGTTCCCCAGAGGGTGAATGGAATAACTGGCTCGTGTTGGCCGGTCGTGGATTTGGCAAGACCCGAATGGGGTCGGAGTGGATTCGAGAGAATGTCTGTGGATCAACACCAATGTCAAGTAGCCCCGCCAAGTGGGCCCGGATCGCCCTCGTCGCTGAAACCGCCGCTGACGCCAGAGACGTTATGGTCCTTGGTGACAGCGGTATCCTCGCCTGCCACCCCAAAGAGTACCGCCCCGAATGGTCACCCACCAATAGGTGTCTAACCTGGCCCAACGGGGCAAAGGCGTGGGTGTACAACGCTACCGAGCCCGATCAGCTTCGTGGTCCCCAGCATCATGCTGCATGGGTTGACGAGCTGGCCAAGTTCCGCTACATGCAAGAAACGTGGGATCAGCTTCAATTCGGTCTTCGCCTTGGCGAGCACCCACAGGCGCTAGTTACAACCACACCCCGACCCCTGCCCCTCATCAAGAAATTGATGGCGGATAAAGACACAGTGGTCACCCGAGGCTCCACACTGGACAATAAGTCCAACCTCGCAACCAACACAGTCAAGCAGCTCTACGACAGGTACGGGGGGACTCGTCTCGGTCGCCAAGAGTTGGAAGGTGAGATTCTGGGGGACATCCCCGGGGCGCTCTGGAATCGGGATTCAATCGACGCCACCCGACTCAAAGAGGTCCCGACGGACCTGGAAAGAGTGTACGTTGCAGTCGACCCCGCCGTCAGTAATAATGAAGGGTCGGATGAGCACGGGATTGTTGTTGTGGGTCTGGCCCGCGACAAAGATGGATACGCACGAGGGTACGTACTAGAAGATGGAACGATCCGGGGGTCACCAGAAGACTGGGCCCGTAAAGCAGTTAGCCTCTATCGCTTCTGGTCTGCTGACAAGATTGTCGCAGAAAAGAACCAAGGTGGAGATATGGTGCTTAGCACTCTGCGAGCCGTGGATAGAGCTATTCCTGTGGAACTCGTCCACGCTAGCCGCGGCAAGGTTGTGCGTGCTGAACCTATCTCTGCTCTTTATGAGCAGGGGCGGATTCACCATGTGGGACGTTTCGACGCCCTAGAAGACCAAATGTGCATGTTCTCGATAGACAATATTCGGTCTATCAGCAATGGGTCGCCTGACCGCGTTGACGCACTGGTTTGGGGTCTGACCAAGATATTTGACAAGATTACGGGTCGACGGATTGTGTCTGAAGACCCCAACGTAATCGATAAAACACGACAAGAAATTCAGACGTACGAGATTGTACGTGAAACCCCGCTAGGATGGATGGCCTAATGTCGAGAGCCGACAATATCAATATGGAGAAGGTCAGTAAGAAGACTCAGAATCTTCGCCGCCCTGATCTAATTGATGCTGAGCCCATCAACAAGAACTATGTCCCGGAAGGCTTTGATAGTAAGGAAGCGTTCCTCAAGGACATGAGGCAGAACTACCAGCACGATGTGGACTATGACCGCATCAACCGGTACGAAGCTATCGACGACCTACGGTTTGCTGCTGGTGAGCAATGGGACCCTGTAGTGCTTCTGCAACGCAAGGGTCTTCCCTGTCTGGTAGTCAATACCATCCCCCAGTTCACGGCTCAGTTGGTCGGTGACTGGCGGGAAAGCCGGAAGGCAATTAAGATTGTTCCGTCTGAAGACGGTGACACTGACGTTGCGTCTATCCGGGAAGACTTGGTGCGGAACATCGAGATGGAGTCTCGAGCTGACCGCTCTTATGACCAAGCCTTTGAAAGTATGATCCAGTGCGGGGATGCCGCTTTCAAAGTCGCCGTCGAGTATGCCAAAGATGACGTGTTCGACCAAGACATCTTTATCCGCCCAATTGAGGACGCCATGGCAGTGGTGTGGGACCGGTTCTCGGTCGATCCAACTGGGCGCGATGCACAGCGTGTTTTTGTCGATGACCGCATCCCGAAGGACGAATTCACGCGTAAGTGGCCCAACGCTGCTGGTGGCTCCAACCTCACTGAAACCGACAAGATTGATCGGGTTACGATGGCTGGTTGGATGGATGAAGAAGCTTATCGGGTAACTGAATACTGGCGCATGATCGAGCGTCAGAAGGTTCTTGCCCTGTTTGACAACGGCAAGGTGTTTGAACTTGACGACAGCAATATGGATAGCATTCTTGAAGCCAACGGCAACCCGGTAAAGACTCGTCTGGTCTGGTGTCGTTATGCTCAAATGCATTATTGCACTGGTTTCGACATTCTGGCTGGTCCGTTCGAGTATCGGCTGAAGCGTTTGCCGATCATTCGTATGTCTGGTCGTATTGTTAACGTAGCTGGGCGTCGAGTCCGCTACGGTCTGGTCCGATTTATGAAGGACCCTGCCCGACTGAAGAACTTCTGGCGTTCCATTGCCGCCGAGCAACTTGGGTATGCACCTAAGGCTCAATGGCTGGCAACTCAGTCGGCTGTCGAAGGGAGACAGGAAGCGTTCCGAAAGGCACACTTGACCCGTGACCCCTTGCTGATTGTCAATGACGAAGCCGTTATTGGCCAGAACATTCAGCGAATTGAGCCGCCTGCACCTCAGCAAGCGATCTTCCAGGAAGTGACTATGAATACCCAGGACATGAAAGATGTCAGCGGTATTCAAGACGCAAGCCTGGGTATTCGGTCTAACGAGACGTCCGGTAAGGCGATTATGTCGCGTCAACATGAAGGCGATGTCGCCTCACAGACGTACTACGACAACGCTGACGCCGCTCTTCTCGAAGCCGGTGACGTAATCAATCAGCTTATCCCGCAGATTTACGATGGCACCCGTGTCATTCGATTGGTGGGACAAGATGAATCGGTTAAGTTCAAGCGCATCAACGACCCCATGGACCCGAAGGCAGTTGACCTCGGTATTGGCAAGTTTGATGTGGCTCTGACTACTGGTACGTCTTACACCACACGGCGTGTTGAAGCCGCTGAAGCCATGATGGATGCAATCCAAGTGTGGCCGCAGTTGATGGGTGTTGCTGGTGACCTGGTTGCTAAGGCACAAGACTGGCCCGGGGCTGAAGAGCTCGCTGCCCGTCTTAAGAAAACCATTCCGCCTGCGCTTCTCGACGACGAAGACGATGGTGGTCCTCCTCCTGTCCCCGCCGCCCAAGTGCAGCAAATGCAGGCTGAGGCACAACAAGCAATACAACAGCTTCAACAAGAAAACCAAATGTTGAAGACAGATAAGACACTTGAGTTCAAGAAACTTGAATTGATGTCTTATGATTCGGAAACGAAGCGGATCGCGGCTATCGCCCAAGACCGTGGAAACGAAAAGAACTTCGAGCTACAGGCCCTTAGCAAGATGCTAGACGGTTCTGCCAAGCTAGATGAACATGATATCCAACGAGCTCAGTTGACCCACTCTGCTACCATGGACTACAAGGCTCATGAGCAAAAGCAGAAGCAACTGGAAGGGCAACAAGAAATTGCTCTTAAGGGACTTTCGATGAAGACTAGTGGCATGACCACACCAGCTAGTCAACAATCATCGCAATAAATGGGGTGGCATCCGGTTGAAGGACCGTAAAACCTAAATGAGTGGAACCGAAGTTACTACCGAAGCTACTGTTGATGTTACTGATGATCTTGACGCTTTTGCTACTGAGTTCTTTGGCGGAACTAAAGTAGCCGAGCCGGACGCCAAGCCGGGAGCGGAACAAGAACAAGGAGCTGAGACGGAGTCGGAGTCGACCGAAGCCCAATCCGGTGAACTGACGGATCAAGATGAAAGCGAAGCCGAGATCGAACTCGCTAAGCCGAAGTCAAAAGTTCAAGAACGTATCGATGAGTTGGTACGGCAACGCGAGGAAATCAAGCGTGAGTCCGATCGTCAACTTGAAGCTATGCGTAAAGAGTTCGAAGACAAGCTGGCCGCACTAAAGCCCGCGGAAGTGAAGACTCCCACGTCTGAAGAGCCGAGCCCTGACGCACTCAACGCTGATGGCTCCCCCAAATACGCTCTTGGGGAATTCGACCCGTCCTACATCCGCGACCTGACCCGGTTTACGCTTGAACAAGAGCGTACAGCGGCCAACGCACGGGCGGTAGAAGAACGCAAAGTTCAAGAACAAAACATTCGTGCTCAACAACTGCAAGAGTCTTGGACCACGAAAGTGGAAAGCGCTAAAGAACGTTACCCCGATCTGGTTGAAAAGGGTCAAGTTCTACTGAATGGTTTCGCTGACCTTCCGCCGGACTATGCAAACTACCTCGCAACTGTTCTGCAGTCTATGGACCACGGACCAGATGTCCTCTACTACTTGTCTAGCAACCCCAGTGAAGCCCGCACGATTGTAAATAGTGGCGCACAAAAAGCGACCCTCGCCCTAGGTCGGATCGAAGCTAAGTTCATTGAGGCTGAAGCTCAAAAACTGGTGGCTAAGCCCAAGATCAGTAAAGCCCCACCCCCGCCCAGTGCAACTGCACGCGGAACTGGTGGTGCCGCACCTTCAGTGGCCCCAGACACCGACGACCTGGAAGCGTTCGAACGCGAATTCTTCAAGTCGAAACGCAAATAATATATCACTCATAAAGGAATCCTAATCAATGTCCGGTACTGTTACCGTTGATCAGGCAAAGCTTGTCCTCAACTCGTTTGCCTCTATTTTCCAAAATAACCTGACCGCTTCGGAACTCGTTACGTGGCGTAAGTTTGACAATGAAATGAATGACCGAAATGCTTTGACTATCGTCGAGCAAGTCGTGCCTCGTTACGTTGTGACTCGTACGACCTCTGGCGTTCAAGACCTGTCCGCTGCTGGTACTCAGAATACCGTCTTCGGGTCTGAACAACACAAGGTGCAAGACGTATTCGGTGCGTCCATGGGCTGGCAAGATTTCGTGAAGATTCGCGATATCGGTGCTGCTCGTGAGTCTGAAGCCCTGAAGGGTGTTGCTCTGAACCTCGCGGAACAGATCGATGCGTACATCCTGGGTTTCGCCGTTAATGCGTCCAACAACTATCTGGGCACTTTCGGTAATAACATTGCCGCCTATGACGACGTGGCCTCTGGCTATACTCGTCTGAAGGAAGAAGGTGTTATGGATGGTGACCTGCGAGCTGTCATGACCTATGGCGACAAGCAGTCCCTGGGTTCGGAAGTCGTGAACCAGAACCTCAATGCCGCTTCGGGTAACGCCTCTCTGCCGGGTATCGGTGAGGGCGTGTACCGCAACGGTTGGGATGGTTCCATCGCGGGTATTCCCACGCTGTTCACCCAGCAACTCCCGTCTCTGCAGGCTGGTACCCATGGTACGTCCACCTTCACCGCCTCTGGTGGTACGAATGTGAACTACTCCGATGTGGCCATCTCGGGCGCTCCTGGTAACTTCATGACCCAGACGATCTCGATGTCCATCGGTGCTGGTACTCAAACCATCAATGACGGTGAAGTGTTTACCATCGCTGGTGTGTATGCGTACGACAACCGTCTGCAAGCCCGTAAGACTTATCTGCAGCAATTCCGCGTGATCGGTAACTACACTGCCACTGGTGGTGCTGTGACTGGCGTACGGATTTTCCCTGCGATGATTATCCCGTCTGCTTTCAGCACTGTGAATCCGCAGATCAACAACAACACCGCTCACGCGACTGTTAACGTTGCCCCTACGGACGGTGCTTCTGTGACCTGGGTGACCACCGCGTCTGCTCTGGCTAAGCCTCGTGCGATCCTCGACAAGAGTGCAATCGTCGTGAACACCGCGGACCTGATCATGCCTGCGACCGGTATCGGTTCGCGTAAGGCGCTGACCAAGGTGCCGCTGACTGTCCGTATGTGGCAGAACTCCGTGTTCAATACCGGCGAACACCAAGTTCGATTCGACGTGGCCCTCACGGCTTCCGTCATCGACCGGCGTCGTCTGGTTCGGATTAACGGTCAGTAATACTTCTAGGGGAGAGTTCATTGTGGGCTCTCCCCACTCTTTCGCCAAAGGATATGAAAATCAATGGCTAACCAAATTATCAACTACTACATCAAGCCTGAAGATGGTTGGGTCGCAGTGTCGACCGGTAGCATCGGCTTTATCCGAATTTCCGCGTATCCCCATACGCACACTTTTTATGTCCATAAGGGCACTAGCCCACCGACTGACATGGTTAGCGGGATTGCTGTCTGCCATAAGGCTTTCTGGGCAAATGTCAATGACATCCAAACCTGGTACGTACGTGTCCCCAACGCTGTTGCGAGTTCGACTGACGGCCTAGGTTCTCTTCGCCTTGATGTGGTTACTCTTGCTGCCAGCTCTGGTGGTGGTGGTGGTGGCGGTACTGCCTACGCTGAAGGCGCTCAATACTTCCAGGCTACTGCAGCCGGTACTGGCTACTCTATTGGTGACCAACTGGTTCACATTATCAATGCTGACCCGACTGGTTCCGGGATTGTTGGTAATTTCTGGATCAATATGACCACTGGTACGCAGCTTGCTGGCACACCCCCTGCAACTGACTATACGACTGCCCCACTGGGTGCTGTGTCTGTTAGTTCTTCGGCCCTCCCGTCTGGTGCCGCCACTTCGGCTCTTCAGACGACCATAAATACCAGTCTATCGCAACTTCACACGGACCTGACTGTCCCGCTTCCAGCGTCTGAAATCGCTGTTAATTCCAATACCCCTCAGCTCCTGGCTCAGCCTTCTGTAATCTCGATGGCTGCACTGAATGCTACTGTTCAGTGGCAGGTTGAACCCGGATGTTCCCACTATCTCTCACTGACTAACGGCCCCGGTGCTACTGCTCAGTTTGTCGGTACTGTGACCTTCCAGTATTCAACTAACGGGACGACTTGGAATAGCGTCAATGGTGTGCCGCTCTCGAGCGCTACTGCTCAGGCTGCGTCTAGCACCACTGCAGTTGGTATTTTCAGTATTAATCTACCCACGGGTACTGGTAATGGTATTCTGTATCTCCGGGCAAATATGACCGCCTACACGTCTGGTACTGTGTACGCGACTCTGACTCCCGGTGGGGTGAATGCTGTTGTTCCCGCTCCTTGGACTTACACTGTGACTGCTGGCCAGACGCTAGTCGGACCAATGGACACCAACGGTTTCACTGAAGTGTATCTGCAAATCTCAGCTATCACCACGACTGTCCTGACTGTTCAAGGTACCAACGATCTGACTCAAACGACCTGGGACACCATTCCCGCTCAGGAAGTTAAGTCACAGAATGGTGGTGTGCTTACTATTACTGCTGCTGGTACTTACCGTGCCGTGCTTGCAGGTTACAAATGGTATCGCGTCCAAGTCACCACTACGGGTACTGTCTTGACTGTACAAGGTGTGACTCTTCGGTCTGGTGCGGTTGTCAACCTGTCCGCGTACGGGTCTGCTGTTGAAGCTGTTATTTACAGCGGTACGGTAACTTCGCTGTCTCAGATCGCAACTGCTGTTCCTCAGATGAACAGTGCCAATGGCTCGACCAACAAAGAACTCGGTATTAGCGTGGCTTCGGCCATTGCCCAGACTGACGTGTCTGCGGGTGCTTTTGCGGGTGCTGGTCGGGTGAATGGTACTGTGATTGCCTCGGCAGCCGGTTCTGGTGCTTGGGTGTCTGCTGAAATCAACGTGTCCGCCCTGACTCTTGGCACTGCAACCGCTTGTTTTGCAGTCCTACAAGAAAGCCGTGGTGGTACGAACTTCACTGACATCTGGGTGTCTGATCCGATTACCGCTGCCAGTATCGTCTCGATGCCTGCTATCCCGGTAAACGGTCGTCGTCGTTGGTCGTTCTTCAACATGGGTGGTACGTCCACCACTGTTACTGTGACGATCACGGCCCTCGAACTGCCCCCTATGGCCACTCCTTTGATCCGTCAAATGCGTGACTACTTCGCAGCGGCCAACCCATTTGCTCTGGTCTACAACAATGCCGCTCTGGCCGCCTCGAACTTTGTTCTGAGTACGATCTCGACCAATACGACTCCGATGTATGTGGAAGGCTCGAAAGTGCTGACCGCATTTATGACTCTGGCTGGTGCGCCCACTGTGACGACCCAACCCGTGGTCACCGTGCAGGGGTCTATGGACGGTACGAACTTTGTCATCATCTCTGGTGCAACCCTTACTGCTGCAGGCAATGGCACTTACGCTGCAACTGTGGCTAACGTGGCTTACAAGTTTGTCCGTCTTCAGGTGACTACTGCTGCGGCGTATTCGGCTGGTGCGTACACGATCTCTAACATCGGCGTTCAAGCCGTTAGCTAAGGACTACCATGACCACAGTAGCCTCTATTATCCAAAGTGCTCTCCGCGAAACTAACCTGCTGCCGTTGGGTACGTCCCCTTCGACTGCACAGACCACGGAAGCCTTCGGTCTCTTGTCGACTATTGTGGCGGGCGTGTTGGGGAATGAGGGCGGCGAACAGCTTCACCCATTCCCCCTCGGCCAGAATGACATTAACAGTCCTAGTGGATATCCCTGGTGGAGTAATGAGCTCCCCGGGAATATCTTCCTTCAGGTTAACACACGAATTATGTGTAACCTGACAGGTCCTGGTAATGTCAATCTTCACCCTAAGCCTCATGATGGTGCTCGTATGGGCATTGTCGACGTCAGTCATAACTTCAGTACCAACCCGCTGACAATCTACGGCAATGGTCGTAACATTGAAGGTGAGCCGGACATGACGTACATAACTGATGGTGAGGTCCGGGAATGGCTGTATCGAGAAGACCTAGGGAACTGGGTGGTGGTGACGCCTCTCGACCCGCTGGGGAATATGCCATGGCCTCCTGAGTTTGATGATATGTTTATCATTATGCTGGCTATGCGCCTCAACCCGCGTTATGGTCAGATCATGCACCCCGCTAGCATGGAAGCCCTCAAAGCTGCTATGCGTAAGTTCTCTGCTCGCTACGCTCAAGACAATATCCAGATGCCGTCGGAAGATGGTCTTCTGTATCTAACTAACTACTACCGCTTTTATGGTCGCTTTGCGAACCGTCAATACGGTGATCCTTCTGATTACTTTAACTCAGGATGGCCTTACTAATGAGACAACCTCGCACACCCAAAGTCTTCTGGCCTTCGTGGCGCTACGGACCCAATGGGGAAGCGGAGATTTTTCAATGTGAGTCTGATGTTCCTTACGGGTGGGTAGCTAAGCCCGGACAAGTATTTGTTCCGCCTGAGCTCCCACCCGTTTACGTTCAAGAAGAACTTGAAGAACAGCTCCGTGCTAAAGGGATCACTCCGCTGGGACACTGGTCTCATGCTTACATGAAAGAGTTGATTGATCAATGACATCCGTTCCTCTCGGTAAAGGCGCGTATAGGCGTGAATACGCTGGTGCCCCTGAAGTCCGTCTACTTAATCGTTGGCTTGAAGCTAACCCGACTAATCTCCGAGAGGGTACCAGTGTTCTTGGGCGTCCGGGCACTACACCTATTAAGACCCTAAACCCCGGAACTTGGACTGCAACCGGACCCATGCGAGGTCAGTACAGTCTCTCGGGTCTTTTTGACGACAGTCTATTTGTTGTCTGTGGTACCCAGCTCTATCGTATCAATAAAGATATGACTGTCACTACGATCTCTGGGGTTATTAATGGCACTGGCCACCCCGAGATTGCGTGGCAAAAGGGTGCTGGCTATGAACGACTGTGGATTGTAGATGGCTTGCTGCTGCAGTATTACAGCGGTACGACCTACGCCACGGGCACTCTAACCAAGACCGGAACCATTGTTAACGGCACTGACGCAATCAATGTGGGTGGTGTGTATTACACATGGGGCACGTCTTTCTCCCCGTCTGACGCTGGTACTTCTGCTCATCCATGGATCGTCAACCCCAATAAAATTACCGGCCCACTAGACCCAATGGGGCAACTGATCCTCGCAGTAAATGCGGGGGGTGTTCCTGGAACAGACTACAGCTCCACGCTTACTGGTGCAAACATACTCGTCAATGCTGCAGCGGGTGACACCCTTCCTGCAACGCTATCTGTGATCTTCACAGCCAATACTCAGGGTACAGGCGGTAACTCAATTGCAACTGTGGTCACTGGCGGTACTGCTCTGTCTTTTGCTCACGCCACTCTACAGAATGGTGGGGTTGACGCACTGACTGGCTGTACTGTTCCAGACGGACAAGTACCGCTGTCAATCACTCAGACCAGTTCGTATGTTCTGCTGAGTATTGCAGACACCCAGAAGTTCTATTGGATCAATCCGGGTGAGACCACAATTGACCCACTGAACTTTGCGTCTAAAGAATCGTCCCCCGACAACATTACCGCTCTGCGCGCTATCGGCGATCAGGTGGGGATCATCGGAGAGAAGTCTTTTGAGAACTGGTACGCCACCGGAAACAGTCTGTCCCCCTTTGCCCCGATTGAGGGCCGAGTGTACGCTCGTGGGGCACTAACTGGCACAGCCACAGTGATCGACCAGAGCATCTTTATCGTGGGTGACGACGGTCGTGTGTACTCCATTGGGTCTCAGTCCGGTGACACAACTGATGCTGGCTGGGGTGTTGCTCGTATTTCTGACAACGGTATTGAAGAACGAATTCGAAAACAGACCCGAAGAGAGATGGGACTAACTCCATGACTGCACTAATTCTTGAAGGTTTCGACCACTACGGCACTGGCTCTGCTGGTGTTGCTAATATGCTTGATGGCGTATGGGCTTCGGTCGACTCGTCTTTCTCAGTAACCGCCCCCGCGTGGGGCACTGCGCGTACTGGCACTGGGTGTCTTCGAGCTCAGCTCACCTCACAGGCCAAGTCGGCTAGCATCGTTGTTCCGGGTTCTCCCGCAGTAATGTTTGCTTCATTCGGCTTTGCTGTGGACTTCCTTCCCGCGGGCAGCGCAATCAATATCTGCGAGTTCCGTAATGCCAGCAACGCGATGCAACACTACCTGACACTTAATGCCAACGGCTCTGTCACGCTGTACAATAGTAGTGGTACTGCTCTTGGCACTACGTCTGGTACAGTGATCCGGGCTTCGACCTGGCACTTTCTAGAGTTGAAGATGGATTACACCGGTAGCCAGTTTACTCTTCGAGTTGATGACGCACAAGCTATTAATACCCCCGTCCTGACCGTCTCAAGTGGGATTGCGTCTTCGGCTAACGGGTTCTTCGTTATGAGTTTCGGTCTTGATTCTCGGTGGGCGAGCTATCCTCAAGCGTACTGGGACGATCTCTTTATTCGTAACAGCAGCGGTACTGTGAATAACACGTGGCTGGGTGATCGCCGGATTACCTTGCTGCAGCCCGCTGCCGATACGGCCCTAACTGGTTGGACAGCCAACTACTACCAAGAAATTGGCACAGGTGTTCTGGCTCTTGCAACTCTGCCCACTAACACAACTACACCGGTAAATCAAAATGCGTCCCTCTACGTTGGTACTGCAACTGCTCTGGACACTGGGGCATCTGACTTCACGCTGGAAAGTTTTGTCCGGTTCGAACAGCTCCCAGGTGCCACTTCGTACGCAACTATCTTCAACCGCTGGGACCAGTCCGGTAATCAGCGATCCTACCGTCTAATCCTTGGTGGTACGTCTTTCAACTCGGGTTCACTGCAGTTTGACTACAGTACTGATGGCACTGTGTCTGGAAGCCATACGGCAATCCAATATCCTTTCACCCCTGTCCTGAATCAATGGTATCACATTGCCATTGTACGGTCGTCCAACCAGCTTCTGCTGTTTGTGAATGGGATTCAGATGGGTCTTCCGATTGCCTGCTCTGCCACGTTCTTTGGTGGTGGTTCTAATGTGTTTTCATGGGGTGCCGAATGGGGTAGTGGTGGTCTGGTAAGCAACTCTTACCTCGTAGGTATGTACGACGAAACTCGATTCACTAACGGGTTTGCTCGCTACACCTCATCGTTCACTCCAACCACCACCGCATTCCCCCGTGGAGCGGGCTCAGACAGCCATTGGTCTCAAGTGGCACTCCTTTGTGGATATGACACAAACATCGCTGACGAGAGCTCCTACGGGCGTTCTATCAGCATCCAAGCGGGTGCTAGTCAATTCACTCCGAATGATGGTCCAGCTATCGGTAAATACAGCACAGTCAATAAAGCTATCCCCGACGATAACACTTTCTTGTCTGCCGCTTTTACCGCTGCCACTGGTATCCTGACGATGACTGTGCAGCCGTCTAATGGTGACACGGTTACTGTTGGTACTACGAACGGTATCACTGCTGCTGTGTACACCTTCAAGACGACTCTCGCCTCTGCGTACGATGTCTTGATCGATACCACTGCTCAGTTGACGCTAACCAACCTGATGAATGCTATCAATGCTGGAACGGGTATCGGGACTAAGTATGGTGCTGGTACTTTGGCTAACTACGACGTGACGGCTAGCGGTCTTCCCGCGGGTCAGATTCAAGTTACAGCCAACGTTGCTGGTACTGGTGGTAATGCTATCGCTAGCACGAAGACCGGAACGGCAGCTAGCTGGGGCGGGACTACCCTGTCTGGCGGTGCTAACATTCCTGGGCCCAGTGCGTTCAAGCTTCAGTCTCCTCCTGCCAACACTACAGTTATCTCTGCAGTCCAGTCCCTCATCCGGGGGTACAAGACTGACTCGGGAACTTGTACGATCCAGCCCACTCTGATCGGTGGTCTTGGTGGTACGGCAGCGGGTTCAACTCATGCTGTGGCTACTAATGCTGGCTACTACAATGACATCTTTGAAACTGATCCTGACACGTCGTCCAGCATTACACCGGCAACAATCATCAACGGTAAACTTCAAATCAATCGGACGGCATAATGCATGACTGGTCTAGTATCACAATATGGAGCGTTGGCTGGCGTGGTTGGAAAACCCGCTGGTCGCGTTTCTACAAACGTTGTACTAGCTGGTACTCAAGGTGTTCCGAAGGTTACGGTACCTCAAATTGGCTTGTACCTAGCCTACGGCCCTCCGGCGTCTACTCAGGTAGACATGAGTGCTATGATCGAACTTGTCGCAGCAACTGGGGGTACAACTAACGTGACCGCTAAAGTTACACAGTACGGAGCGTACATGGCGTACGCAACCAGTACCCCAGCCACCTCCCGGTCAGACACCTGGACCTTCATCATGGACGGCCATAGGTTCTATGTGCTGCCGCTTGGTGTCGAAGGAGATTGGGCGTACGACACAACCACTAAAGAATGGACTGAGCTACAGACACAAGGTTTCTATGGCATCAATTTCACTCATGGTGTGATGTGGGATATGCGAGTTATGGGCGGTGATAGTCTCAATCCGGTGCTACTGGAACTCGACCCTTCTCAGCCTTTTGATGATGGGTTCCGTCCAGTGGAACACATGGTAACTGGGGGTGTTCCTCTTAGGACCCGTAACTCTGTTGGTGTGGCTAACTTCACTCTGACTGCAAGTGTGGGTGACGAGGCGTCTATCGCGTCTCCGATCTCCCTGTCTTTCAGTGATGACAATGGAGTCACATACAGCGAAGAGTTCCCAATTACTCTGACAGATGTGGGTAGTCAACGGCTAATCTGGAACGCACTGGGGTCTTTCTCAGCTCCCGGACGGGTGTTCAGAATCACCGACTACGGTGGGCCCATCAGACTTGATGGCGCTGACACTGTTTTGACAGTTGGCTCTGGCGCAGATAGCGGAGTGGATGGACAGGATGACTGATGTAACTGATATTGGCCCTCTTGACTGGCGTGTGTCTATCACGGATAGTCAAGGGCGGCCAAGTCCAGAGTTCCAGCGTAGATGGAATTCCAACCGGAACAACACATCGTTGATCACTCCCACGTCCTTCGGGTCTGGTGTGCCTGTGGCGACCTCGACTGTCTCAGACGGTTCGGTCTACTTTGATCAAAGCCATAGCCCTTATATCAGCTACGTGGCGTACAGTGGTAGCTACATCAGGGTAAGCCCTATTGGTGCAGACCCCAGTTCCGTTCTTTCTGACATTCAGAGCAACGGGACAGCCACCACGTTTATGAGATCAGACGCCAGCCCCGCTGTTCAGAAGGGGTCAAGCACACAATTTGGTATTTTTAAAAATGATGGCTTGACAATCACTTCAATAAGTGGTATACTATCTGTACCAACTGCAACGATAAGCTCTCTTGGTTTGGTTCAACCAGACAACAGTACAATTACAATCTCTGCCGGTTTGATCTCAGTTCCGACTGCAACCAATTCTATTTTGGGTCTAGTCAAACCAGATGGAACAACTATCACTATTTCTGGTGGGGTTATTTCCTCTGTCGGAGGTGGCGGCGGTGGTGGTGGTGGGGGTACTTCAACAATACCTGTTGTTCGCAGTAGTAATATTCAGGTGTCATCTAATAGTTCTTACACTGTTACATGGCCATCGGGTACCTCAGCAGGTGACCTTGTAGTTATTGTCGGAGGGCACGGTTATAATTTTAACAATCCTTCTGGCTGGTCTGTAATTGATAATCAAGCAGGCTCCAACTTTAATGGTGCCGCATGGTGGAAGGTTATGGATGCTGCTGATATTACGGCAGGTAGTGTTGCACTTACAACTGCCGGAAGTTTTGATGGAGTGATCTCCGCGGTCACCATCAAAAGTGGCACGTATTCCGGTGTTGGAACTTTTGTGTCTTCGCGCAGCAGCTCCGGTTCAACTTCCGTTGGACTAACGACAGACACTACTCCAACAACGTCTGACCTAATGGTTTATTTTGGAGGTACCCGTGCTAACGTAGCCTGTAGTGAAACGCTAGGGACCTCTTTGCAGGTAACGGGAGCAGGTAATGCTAGCGCCACACTTAACGCCGGAACCCCGGCAAGCTCAGGAGCACTTTCTCCTACCTTTAACTTTGCGGCTGCGGGTAGCGGGTACTACGTTATTGCAATAAGAATTGTTGCAGCGGCGGGTTCGGGTGGCAGTACAGTACCTGGCGGAGCTTGGACTCAACTATCATTCAGTCCAACAACGTCAGCTCATTTTGGTCAGTCTCTCTATACCGCTTCCCCGACATTCGCGCTCGCCGCTGGTCAGCGTCTTGAAATCGAAGGATATGTGTACAAGTCAGCGTCTAGTTCAGACTCCCGTATATACGCATCTACTAATGGTACTGATGCGTATCACATGTCTAATCAAAGTGACGGCAACCTCGTGCTCTACCGCTATTCTGGCGGGACGAACACGCCGTTCACTGCTTCGGGGTCTAGTTCAGACAACACGTACGCAGGCAGACCACGGATCAAGCTGATTGTGAATGCTCGTGCTTCCCTGTCTAATGCCATTATCGGCGAGGCTGATTGGTACATTACACAGGTTACTCGTGGAGACACATCCGTTCAAATGGTTGGTACTGTTACCATCTACATGGCTTCTGATGACGCAACTAAGTGTACTGTGATGGCCAGAGTTATCCAATAACAAACAGTGTAGGTGAGAATGAGAACTTATGATTCCTATATCGCCTACACGGCTATCCAGACCCTAACTAAAGCTCAACCAGATTTCGACGTCATCGAGTGGATTTCCGATCAAGACAATATCATGCTGATCAATTCCCTTGGTGACGTCGCTCTGTTTGAACATGAAAAGAATTTACGTGGCGTGACCGGTCACTACTACTTCAGGTCCCGGGGTAAACCCGCTATACAAGCTGCTAAAGAATTCCTCGCTGAAGTCTTCGGTCTAGGAGTTCAATCAATCAAGGGTCTTACCCCACTCACAAACTTAGGTGCAAGATGGATGAGCCGCCATATAGGGTTTAAATCCTACGGTGTCGTTCGGACAACCAAAGAACCTTGCGAGCTGTTTATCATGCACTACACGGAGTATAAAGAATGAGTTCTATTTTTGGTGGCTCAAAAGAACAAAGTAGCGAAACTACCCAAAGCCAGAGCCAATCGGGGAACCAAGCCTATCCCATGCTGTCTCAAGCACTGGGCGGTCAGGTGTCTAATGGCACTAATGCTAGCAATGCACTCTCCGGTCTGCTCGGCGTTGGTGGGGACCAAGCTGCGGCTCAAGCGGGCTTTAAGAACTTTCAAAATAGCACTGGCTATCAATTCGGTCTAGACCAAGGTGGCCAAGCTATTACTCAGAATGCTGCGACTAAGGGGCTCCTCAATAGTGGAGCAACCCTCCGTGGTCTAAATACGTTCGGACAGAACTACGCTAATACACAGTATGGTAATTACGCCAACCAACTGCAGTCTCTGCTCTCTGGCGGGAACCAAGCGGCTAGTATCATTGGTAGTGCGGGTAATCAATCCAGTTCTAGCAGCACTGGTCATAGCACTAAAAGTGGCTCTTCTAGCAATGGCAATGGCATTGGCGGATTTATCGGAGCACTACTGTAATGGGAATTTTGTCTGGTCTTCTGGATGCAGGTGGGGCGGCACTGGGGCTCACACCTGCTCAAGCGTCTGCAGCGGCCCCGTATTCGGCGTTTCTGCCAGACCATATGAATCTACCGCCTGCGGCTAGCGACCCTAACAATCTTGAACAAGTGTCTGTAGCTGGCAAAAAGAAAAGCGGCTACGACAACTCGGAAGAACTGGCGGCCATTAAAAATGTGGCTGCCAAGTATCCGACTGGTTCCGTTGGTTCGGGTTTGGGTCTGTCTAATATGATCCCGGACGCTATGCCCGGCGCTGGTACTCTGCGGAATATCCTCGGCACTCTCGGGGACGCATTCCTCATTCAGTCTGGTCACGCACCTATCCACGCTCAGCAACGGTACAACGAACAGATTGCTAATGCTGCTGCAGGGTTCGACACAGACCCGTCCGGAGCTGCTGCACGGATTGCTGCTACTGGTGCTCCCGGGTCTCTGCAAGATGCTACGAACATGTACAACACTGCACAGACGTACAACCTGCACAAAGACCAGCAAGAAGCAAACAACACTTATCGCCAAGATAGGATGGACGTTGCTCACCAGAATGCTGACACAACTGCAGCGTACAAGCAAGAGCAACTGGAAGCGAGGGCTCGTGCTCAGATGGGCGCTATCCTCTCTGCTGGTGCAAACGGTAATGGCAAGAACGCATGGTCTACGGCGCAAGCCCAAGCCACAGCTCTCGGTAAAAAGTACATCAAAGACTTCAACCCGGACCTGGAGCCCGGTCTGACTGGCGACCGATCTCAGTTTAATGCTGGGTACGGGATGACTGCTGGGCAGTACAGCCGCGGACAGATCGCCCAACAAGATGCCCAGATGCGAGACGCAACTACCAGGCGTGGTCAAGGGATCGCTGCTGGTACCGCTCAGGCTCGAACTGCTGCAACCAATGGAGCGTATCTCCAACAGCTAACTCAGAAGGAAGCCAATGCAGCTAATGGCGGACCTCCGCTGACTGACGGAGAAGCTGCCAACTTGGCGAAGTTCCGTCACACTAGTGGTGGAGCTAGTGGACACACACTTAACATTCCGGGTCTAACCCCTAAGGGTGGGGGTGGTGCTCCTCAAGCCTCGCAGTTCCAAGAGGGCAAAGTTTACCAAGACGCTCATGGCAATAAAGCCAAATATTCTAAAGGTAAGTGGATTCCCCAATAATGGCATTTGACCCCAACAGTGCACAACCTGCTGCAGGTTTTGATCCGGCTAGCGCTAAGCCTATTGGTGCGCCTAGTTTCGATCCTAACACAGCTAAACCTGAAGGGAGCTTTGCTGAGAAGCTCGGCAATGACATTCAAGGCGGCTATAACAGTGCCGTGATGAATGGCTTTGCCGGTCTTGCTGCGCGTAAGTTGTATGAATGGTCTGGGTATGGAATGGATAAAGTCCAAGCCGCTTACCCGGGTCAGACAGACGCATGGTACGCAGCCAAGCATAAAGAACTCATCGACCAAACCATTCAGCAAATGCGGAATGAAGCGGCTGATCAGGCTAGTCATGGTGGAGCTGTCGAAGTCAAGACGCCATTGGGCAAGTTCAACCCCACCCAGCTCGCCTCTGGGCTGGTCGGTAGTGCTGACCCCACTATGCTTATTCCTGTTCCTGGTGTTGGTGGTCTAGCTGCTAAAGTGGGTGCTAAGGGTTTGGCAGCGACTGGTGTTCACATCGGTGGTAATGCTGCTGCTCACGCTGCTTATGGGTCAGCTGTTGACGCTGCGTATCAGGGTGCTGATATCGTAGACGGACTGCAAAAAGACTTCGACTGGCAGCGCAACTTGACTGCTGCTGCTCAAATGGGTGTGATAGGTGGTCTTGGTGGTGCGTACCATGTGGCTAAGCCTGGGGTCAGTCCGTTTGTCAAGGGGCTGTTTAAAGAACGTGGGGTCGACACCCTTCCGGCTCAAGACCCCAGAGGTGTGGTGACTCCACTAACCGGTCAGGGTCTGAATCCTGAAGAGACTGCACAGTACCACAGCTTGCTGCAGACCGGTAATGAGCAAGACATCTACAACTTCTTCAATGATCGTAATGTCTCTGCGCCCTCACACACGGACATTCACGAATGGGTTCAACGTCGAGACGCTGTCAACAATGGCATTGCGCCGTCTGACTACGCCGATGAAATGTTCCACCCCGCTCCCAGTCCAGTTGACTTGCGGCCAGCGGTTCAAGAGTATGTTGAGCGTATTACTAAGAACTGGAAGAACAAGCCGGATATTGAAATTATCAATCACACTGATGACATTCAAGACCCGGAAGTTCGAGCACAGGCTAAGGCTGATAATGCGGATGACCCAGACGCTCTAGGGTTCTATGGGAAAGACGGAAAGGTTCGGGTCTTTGCTAATAAGCTTGGTGAAGTGAACCCCGAGGAAACCCTTCACGCTATCATCTATCACGAGGCTCTTGGTCACCACGGTCTGTCTCAACAATTCGGAGACTCGCTGGATCGGGTAATCAAAAGCTTGGATGCCAACAACGTCAGTCAGTTCAAGAAAGCTGTTGACGAGTGGCAGAAGAAAAACCCCGACGCTTACAACGGGGATCGTGTCCGAGCTGGTGAAGAAGTTCTTGCTGAGATGTCCGAGAAGGGTGTCATGAAGCCTAGCTTGATGGACGCTCTGTCTGGGCATGTTCGTCGGTTCGGTCGTGCTATGGGCATGGACCTGAAGTACAACGATGCTGAAGTCCGTAACATTCTTGCTATGGCTCACAAGGCTGTGATTGCAGGGCCAGATCGCGATGTTCGTGGTAATGGATTCCGTATTACTAATCAAGGGTTCGGGGCACACTCGGACGCTGGGTCTCCCACCAGTCAGAATAAGTTTATGTTCACTGGTAAGCGAGGCACCACCTTTGACCCGTCTAGCGCTACCGCTTTTACTGGACCTGATGGACGGATAAGAAACGAGATTTCAGATCATGAAGCTCGTATCATACAACCTATTCGGTCTGGGCGAGAGTACCGTCTAGAAGAAATCTTGCATCACCCGGAACTCTACAATGAGTATCCACATATGCAAGATCAGAAGGTCGTCGGTGTGGATACTGAAGGTCGTCTTGGTGGCTTCTACGCCCCCCGGACAAAGACCATCGGTATTGATGTTCATGGTAATGACCGGTTCGGCAGTGTTCTTCATGAAGTACAACATGCTGTTCAGCACTATGAGGACCATCCCAACGGTGCGACCATGGCTGCTGGATCAGATGAGTACAGACGGAGTCTCGGAGAGATCGAAGCTAGGTCTACTGAAGCTCGCCGAGACATGACCCATGATGAACGGATGTACAATGATCCTTACGGAAGTGAGGGTGTACATCCTGACAACATGATCAGTACTGAGCCATTTAAGACTCGTCTACAAGCGGCCCAAGAAACTGATAACCGCTTTATGCGTCGGTCTAATATGGAGCCCAAGGACGTTGCAGAGGAAGCGTATGATAGACTGAATGCCGCGTACACTCCTTCTAAGCGTACGTGGGAGCAAACTAAGCGTCTTGCTGATGATACTCCTCTGAGCCCAGAGATGGTCAAGGAGAGTCGGGCAGTTGGTAATCTAGACAGAAAGCTTTTCGTCTACGATGCTGCTGCTAAGGAGGCCAATGATAAGCTGCGTGAAATTCATTCACGAGCTGTTGATGGTGTCCTTGCACCGGAAGATCATGCAGCAGCTATTGAGACTGCAGCCCACTTCAACTACGTGTTGGGTCGTCTCGAGAATGACGCTAGGCAGATCGCACGTGGCCTGAATGCAATGAAAGCTGTTCGGTTTAGTCGGAACAACTTGACCGCACTGAAGGCTGCTCTGGAAGCGGAAGGGACCAATATGGAAGCCCTTACCGACCCTGAAATCATGCAGAAGTTTCTTCGGCGTTACTTCAATATGCAAGATAGCGGTAACCCTGCTGGTGCTGGACACATGCTGTCCACTGTTAGCAAGCCTTACTGGTGGCAGTATCTGCTGACGTTCCGTCAGAACATGATGCTCTCTGGTCTGTCTACTCACCTTAAGTCCACTATGGACATGGCGACTATGGCTGGCCGGGAGATTCAAGAAACTGCACTGGCTCTCCCGGGGTCTGCTGTCCGTGAAGGTCTGAGAGCTCTCGGTGTTAATGTTAAACATGGAGTGCATCCGACTGAACTGGCCGCTCGTCTGGACGGACTGATCCGGGCTGCGACTGAAGGTAAGACGTGGAGCGACACTGCTAATGCCCTCGGGGGTAAGTCCATAGCACCTCCTCGTTATGCTAACATCGCTGACCCCCACATTCCGATTGTCAGTAAGGTAACGGACTTGGTGTCTGCACAGGACACGTTTTTCCGTTCGGTCTTGGATAATGCTAACCTGTACGCTCTTGGTACGCGTAAGGCGTATTCAGAGTTGAAGTCTGCTGGCAAGGGTAAGGTTAGCTGGGACGACGTAAGGACCAAGGGTGCTGCGTACGCACGTGCCCCCACCCCTGAACTCCTGGAAGCCGCTCGGGACATGACAGAAAATACGATCCTGCTTAATCGTTCACCTATTAATGAACTGATTGACAAGGCTCGAGTCATTCGTCCCAACATGACTGGCAGCCAACAAGTTGGTTCGTTTGTTGTAAACCTGCTGACTCCGTTTATTCGGATTGGTGCCAACGCATTGCAGAACCAAATCATCCGCCGATCTCCTCTGTCTTTCCTAGACAAGAAGACTAGGGATGATTGGGCTGCTGGTGGTGCTCGTCGTGACATTGCTATTGCCCGAACCCTGATGGGGACTGCATTGATGGTGATGTACTGGAACCAATCGAACTCAGACAGCGGTAAGATCAAGGGTGATGCTGACAGTAACTACAACAAGCTTCAAGAGAAGATTGCTGGTGGCTACAGTCCGAACTCAGTCCATGATGGTAACACCTATCAGAAGACGAGTAACCTCAATATAAGTCTTAACCCTTTCGACACCCATAATCAGATCGCCACTATGATTGCAGGAATGCGTCAGGCGTATGAAGAGGGTCGAGACACCAAGAACCTTGCAACTGGCGTGACGTTGGCATTTAACCACATCATGCACGGCTTGGCCAATGAAACCTTTGTGAACGATCTGGCGCCCACTATTGACGCTCTTACAGATCGCCATGACACAATGGGACAGAAGGCTGCTAAGGTTGTCGGGGAACAGGCTAAGACGTTTGTACCGAACCTCCTTACTCAAACTAACAACACGTTCTTTGACACGAGCAAACGAGACGTCAAGTCGGACAACCCGCTAGAGACTGCTGCAAATGTGGTGAAGGATGCGGTTCCCGGTCTGAGTCAGACTCTGCCCAGAAAACAGAGTGTGTATGGGAATGAGGAAGAGACTGGTGCGACAGTTCAGGGAATGCATGTTCCGTGGATCGGGGGTAATCATACTACTGAAACTAATGACCCTGCAGAAAAAGAACTTTCTCGTCTAGCCAATCTTACCACCGCGGCAATTGTCACCCCGGTTCAACATACTGTCAACGCTGATGGTATGAAGGTTCGCCTAAACTCTGCACAGTTCGAAGAGTATCAGCACTACACTGGACAAACGATCACTCAGGCAGTACGAGAACAACAACAGTCTGGGGAGTGGGATAAAATGTCTGACAAAGACAAAGTAATCTACGTCCGAGACATCCAAAAGCAAGCTAAGCAAGAAGTCCGGGATGCTCTTCTCCAAAAGGAAGGCTGGCTTACCGGCGAACAGTTGGATAATCTAAGGAGCCAGTCTAGTGCAAAACGCTAACTTCGATCTTTTCGGCAACACACCGAGCCATAGCCCTGTAACCAACCATGTCAATTCTGGGGATCGCTCGTTGAGCCCCCAGGAAAGACTTGCTATTCTAGAAACAAGGTTTGATCACCTGACGGAAGACTTGGACGATATTAAGTTCAAACTAGACGAGTTGATCACCCTGAAACAAAAAGGCCTAGGAGCTTTCTGGCTTGTGGGTCTTCTAATCAGCACGGGTATCATCGGATTCATTACCACTATTTCTGGTCTCTTGAACCGAGGACACCTCTAATGAGACGAGGCCCAATGATAGGAGCGGTAGTGTCAGCAGCTTTAATAACTGCTGTACCACTAATTACAAAATTCGAAGGTACGCGATACAGAGCCTACCCTGACATTGGGCAAGTCTTGACTATTTGTTCTGGGCACACAGGTCCAGATGTTGTCGTTAATAAAGTCTATAGCCCTAAAGAGTGTCAGGCCCTCACTGTCCGAGACGCTACTATCGCTGCTCAAGGTGTGCTTAAGTACAGCCCTCAATTGGCTGGACACAAATACATCCTGGCAGCAGCGATTAGCTTCAGTTACAATGTGGGAGTTGGCACGTATGAGCGTAGTTCTGTTCGTCGTGATTTTGATCGCGGTGATTTTGTCGCAGGTTGCAATGATCTTCTAAAGTATGACATTGCTGGTGGTAAGCATTCCAAGGGTCTACATAGTAGACGAGTGGAAGAACGCCAGCTTTGTCTGACAGGAATCGGAGTTCCAAATGCTAAGTAATCTCCTAGCGCTGCTGGGACCAATCGGGAAGTATTTCACAGGGATTGATGTTAACACCCTGCTTACTGCTGTCTTCAACGAGCTTCAAGCCGTCGCGGCGAGCGTCGTTAAATACTGGCAATACTATTTGATTGCTGTCTTAGTGGCGGGAAATCTTCTGTCTTATGCCGAATGGCAGCGGAACGTAAGTTCATTGTCGATTGAAGTGGCAGCCCATGCGGCTGACATCAAAGCGTACAAGCAAGCCCAAGCCGACGCACTAGCAAAGGCAGTGGCAGAGAAACAAATCCTCATCGACTCAAGTAAGGCTAAAGCTAATGCGGCTGATGAAAACTATTCTACTCTGTACTCTAAGTATCAGTCTAGCCTGTTGCGCTACAAAGCCTCTGGCAGTACGAGCAGCGGACCCACTCTTGGTGAACACAGCGATCCCGCCCAAAGTCCTGACGGACCCGGTAAAGATTCCCAAATTCCTGACCAAGTAACTATTAGTATGGACGATGCTGATATTTGTGCGGTTAATACTGCACGCCTACAGGCGGCCCACGAATGGGCGCTGAAGCTCAAGGAACATCTACATGAAGACTAAACCCATGAAAGCTGCTAGTAAGGCTCAGGCAGGCTCTGAGGCTGTTGGTGGGGCCATCCCGATGTCACAACCCCGTGCACCCGGTGGTAACGGGTTTCTGATAGACCACAACCAGTTCACTGATGCTCGCACCCCAGGTGCTAAGGGGCAGAAGAAGAGTTCAGGTTATCCGAACTTCCCACGAAGCACACCACAATAAATAAAAAGCCCCTAGGGATTTCTCCTTAGGGGCTTTTCTTTTGTCTGTTAGTCTGCTAGAGGAAAGACTATCTCGTGTACGTACCAGACTCTTGTGAGACTGGGGCAGACGCTATTGGCAGCTAAGACACTCATCGGTGTTAGGCTGAAGTGTACCAGCAAGATACCCATCAGTCACCGTGTTGGTGGCTCGCTGCAAGGTTTTAGACCGAACGTAATACAGGGACTTGACACCACCAAGCCATGCCCTCCAATGCAAGTCATGAAGCGCCAGCTTATGAATGTCAGGTGGAAGGAACAGATTGATACTCTGAGCTTGACAGATGTCTTTTGCACGATCAGCAGCCAAGTCAACAATCCATCGCTGGTCGATTTCAAATGCTGTCTTGAAAACGTCCTTGATGTTTTGGTCAATGTCTAGGTGCTGGATCGATCCGTCATGCTTGAGGATGTCGTCCCAGAGGTCTCCATCAGAGCCGATAAGCTCTTCAAGTTGTTGGTTGCGGATGACATATGATCCAGACAGAGTCTTGTGGACGTACACATTTGCCGGGATAGGTTCAACGCCTGCACTAACTCCTCCGCAGATGATGCTGATGTTAGCTGTCGGCGCAACAGCGAGTTTATGCGAGAAGCGTTCTCCCGGTACATCTGGGCACGAACCACGTTCTTCCGCAAGCTCTCTACTAGATTTGTCTGCGGCGCGCTTGATCTCCTTAAAGATTTTCTTGTTGTGCACCTTAGCCATCACAGACTCAAATGGCAACATGTGCTGCTGGAAGTATGTATGCAATCCCATAATTCCAAGACCGATTGCTCGCTCTCTCATTGCGGAATAGGCAGCACGCTTAACCGTTGTACGACTAATGAAATCAGTAAGGACGTTATCAAGAAACTCAGTGACGTCCCGAACAACCTGATCAATGTCTGTCTTATACTCGTCCCACCTAGCAACGTTGAGACTTCCCAGGCAACAAACAGCGGTACGGTCTGGGCCAGTTGGGAGAGTAATTTCGGTACAAAGATTAGATTGCCGGACACGAAGACCTAGCTCCTTTTGCTCATCAGGTAGGGCGGAGTAGACCGTATCGATAAAGTTGATGTAAGGCTCTCCGGTCTCAAGACGAAGTTCCAGAATACGCTGCCAAATTTCTCGAGCGTCGACCTCTTTGACAACTTCACCTGTCTTTGGACTGAACAGGTACCAAGGGGCGCCAGTCTTGAGGGCCCACATAAAGGTGTCTGGGATGTTGACTCCATGGTGTAGGTTGAGACTTCGGCGGTTGACGTCTCCTGTCGGTTTTCGTAGCTCAAGGAACTCTTCAATCTCAGGGTGGTCGACATCTAGATATACCGCCGCCGAACCTCGTCTAAGACTTCCTTGAGATATTGCGAGGCTGAGACTATCTTGGACTTTGATGAACGGGATAATTCCAGAGGTACTTCCCGAACCCGCAATAGATTCGCCGACGCTGCGGACATTTCCCCAATACGTTCCAATACCTCCACCAAGTCGGCTGAGCTCAATGTTTTCATCCCAAGTGTTCCTTATGCCTTCCATGCTATCTTCGACAGTGTTGAGAAAACAACTGATGGGAAGACCGCGGTCAGTGCCACCGTTGCTAAGAATGGGAGTTGCTGGCATGAACCAGAGCTTGCTGAGGTAGGAGTAAATCCTTTCAGCGTGAGGTTCGTTAGAGCTGTACGCCTTGGCAACTCGCCGGAACAGATCGTCTGGTGTCTTTTCATCACGCCAGTAGTAGCGATCTGCTAGTGTTGATTTACCAAAATCAGTCAGCATTAAACTCATATCCCCGCAATGCCATATCGTCCCATACTTGTGACCAGTCGCCTCGTGTGGCAGCCTTACTGTATTCTGTTGATCGAGTCTCGAAGAAGTTCGCGTGCTCGGGTCCAGACAGCAAAGGCGTCAGCCAAGGTAGCGGATGCTTTCGGCCAGTCTTGAAGATCGGCTTGAGCCCGAGACCACGGAGACGGAAGTCACACATGTACCGAATGTAGCTCTTCATGTCGTCAACTGTGATGCCCTCAACAGGCCCAGCTTCAAACATCAGTTCAACAAACTTGTCCTCTTGCTGCACTACAAGCTCAGCGATATCATAGATTTCCCGCTTGAGCCCGCGGGTTAAGACACCAGTCTCTTGGGTGTACGTACGAAACAAATCTGTGATACCCTCGCAGTGAAGGCTCTCGTCCCGGACAGACCAGCTAACTATCTGTCCCATCCCCTTCATCTTATTGAAGCGGGGAAAGTTCATCAGTACCGCAAAGGAAGCAAACAGTTGTACTCCCTCGGCGAACCCGCCAAACATCGCTAGTGTCTTGGCCACATCCTCGGCAGTAGAAGTATTGAAAGACTTGTACGTCTCGTGCTTGTCCTTGAGAGCGTCGTACTCCATGAACTGGCTGTACGTCGTCTCTGGCATCCCGATAGTTTCGATCAGCAGGCTGTACGCATCGATATGAATTGTCTCCATGTTTGCGAAACTCGCCAGCATCATCTTCACTTCCGTTGGCCATTCAAGGGCTCCTAGCCGAGTCATGTAGTTGTCTTGTACTTCAATGTCGGACTGAGTAAAAAAGCGGAAGATGTGAGTGAGTAAGGACCGTTCTGCTGCAGAGAGCTTGGTGGCCCAGTCTTTCACGTCTTCCGCTAGTGGCACCTCTTCAGGTAGCCAGTGCACTCGTTGCTGTTGCTTCCAGTGCTTGTATGCAAATGGGTACCTAAAAGGTTTATACCCAAGACTGGGTGTCAGTATCTGTGGTGTCTGTGTAATCGTCGTAATCCTCGCGGTGTTTCTTTTTATTTGGGATCACTCGTTGGTGATACTTGGACTTATGAAGGTCGCGAGCGACATGGTTTCTCAACCGCTGTCGCCTACGATCCTTATACATATATTTATTAATACCCGACATTGATCAGATAAAGCTCCGTCCTCGCGAGCGAGTTCCATGCGGTGTGCCCAATGTGAGGGTATCCACTATCAGGGTCCAAAGGATTAGCTGATCCCTCTTCGACAAGGTGTCGTACCATTGCCTCAGAGTATCTATCGAATCCATTATCGACGTCCCGCCATCCATCCCAAGCGTATTTATTTGCTCCGAAATGTGAGACGGCAGAAACCAGCGCAATTGCTCTTGGGAAGTACGTAAGTCCTCCCTTAAGGAGAGTAGGTTTGCCTGCATCGTACTTGACAGCCCCTGGATTGGTGGCTTTCTTGACATTCTCTTCACTCACAATAGAATTTCCTCAAGATCAAGATTCATTACTTCGTCTTGAAACCTATCAAACACCTCTTCAACTGTGACCCCGAGAAGCTCAATCAACTCCTCGGGTGTGTAACGATCACAGATCATGTATCTTATGTCCTCGATCAACATTAGCCGACTTTAACTCTCGTTCCAAGTGACCATGAGCCACAGTCTTGACATCGAATTCGTTGTGTCTTGAAGAACTTAGATCGACGCCAGCCTTGGAGCTGCACGTGATTAGACCCACAAGAACCGCAAGCACCCTTCTCGTCTCCAAGGTGGGGGTGATTAACGATGAAAGGTTTGACACGATTGTAGAGATTCTTAAGAACATTTACATCTTGGATGCAATATTTCTTCATCCGGTTTCGTGCCTTGACGTCTCCTTCGAGAACAGACCGCCAAAGACGGAAGCCCTCATGCTTCATCTTGCTACCCACCTTCAACAGTGGGCCGATGTAAGCGAGACGGTTCATGACGAACCCCAGTTTCTTTACGGTCTTAATAAGATCGATGCTAGTGACCGGGCCCGGGGGCTGTAGACCAGCAAGGATAATTGTACCGCGAAGCTTGGGGATGTCATACTTGTCACCATTGTACGTCACCACAGCGTCCGCCTCATTCAAGAGTTGGAGTGCCGCTTCGGCCATACCTTGGACTCCGTCGTCCCATTCACTGTAGAACTCAAAGGTCTTGGACCCGTCCCAGTGGGCACAGAAGCAAAGCAGTCCGCCCTCATCAATCAGTTGGTCGGGGGAGATGTTTTCGTCCCACATTTTCCACACGTATGCGGTTGCGGGCTTCCACTCAATATCAATATAGAGGATTCGTTTATTCATCTTCGGTCTGTCCCATCTCTCGGAAGAGTTGGGCTGCATAATCCACACCCTCCCAGTCATCGACCCCAGCTTGTTCGAGACAGCGAAGCCAATCAGAATCTGCTACGAGGTCCTCGTATTTGTCAAGAGATATTGTTATTGTTTTGTCGCTCATCGAGCCACTCCTGAGGGATTTCACGCTCTGCCCATTGAAAGCCGTTTTTGGTTGCCCATTGGCCGTGGGTTTGCTTAGTTCCCGGGATTCGTTTACTGCCATCCATAAACAAGAACCTAATGTCTAGGTCTGGATACTGTTTACGGACGGCTGCCATCTTTCGCTTACTCTCTCGATCTAGAATTCCCTTGAGCTCGATCACGATACCGTTACGCACAAGTTGAATGTCTGGGTGGTACGTACCCATCAAGACATAAGGGAACTCTAGACCTTCATACTCGAAGTCTACACCCCGAGATTTGAGATTAGCGGCAACGGTTCTCTCGAAGCCACTTTTAAAAGCCATTAGAAGGGGGCGTCCTCTTCGTTGTTCTCGGTGAGTTTAACGAAACGAAGTTCAGTCAGAGGTAGCATGAAGACCGGGAGAGCACCGTGGGGAGTCTCTCGCATCACAGCCACATGATGAGAAGTGAACAGGAGGAAGCCCGTTGCAAGGTGAGTGAGGCCACCGATGTCATAGATCGCATAGTCGTGAACCGGAGTGGCCATGTCAGCTTCCACAGTAGTATTGGTGCTCTTGCTGACCAGTTGGATGATATTGTTGTTGTCGTCGTTCATCTTTTAACCTTTTTATTAAAATGTTTTTTCGTACACTTTAGGTTCGCTGACTACCTTTGTGAGGAAGACAGGACCGGAGGAGTACAAGAATGTTCGAAGACCAACGCCGCCATTAGCGTCAGCCCAGCACCGTGCTTTATGAGAACAGTAGCTGCAGTTTACCCCGAGCTTCCGGTTACCAGCCTCACCCATCTTTTCATCAGGGTAGCAACGGTCTGGTTCCGTTGGTTGCTCAATGGCTTTCTTGATGTACTCAATACGTCCTTCGACGTCAAAGACACCAAGCTCCTCTTTAGTGAACGGTAGATAGGCGAGATGCCCACTGACCTTATCGACCGCCAGGAACGCACCGTCAGTGTCACGTGCTTTGCTGTACCCAGCGATTTGTTCGATGTAGCCAAAGGCGTCGTTGTCTACTAGCGTCCCGTCAGCAAACTTTTTAAACGCATAGCTTGAAGCAGACTTGACGTCGACGGTGACGTTGTCGATGTCTGCATCGATATGGCCCTTAACACCGCCGACTGAAACCTCAGCTTGTCGAGATGTAACCTTATGGCCCGCGTGCTCGGCGAGGAATAGAACAAGCTGTTCAATGATGTCGCCGAACATGAATTTAATAAGTGTTGGACCCGGGAGTTCTTCTTCCTTACCATAACGCTTGTCATACCACAGTTGTCTTGCGCCCTTGCCGATGTTGGACATTCGCAGAGTAAACTCACGCTTACCCCGCTTCGTCTCCCGTAGCCGGTCGGCTATGAGATTACCGAGTGTGCTTCCGAATTCCTTGGCAGCCTCTTCAGTAACCTCGCAGCCTTCAACTACGACTCGATATATGTCCTCAACAAGGGGGTGTTTCGCCGCTATCACGATGCCTTATGGGCGGTGATCTTTTGGATCACAGTGGCTGCGTCTGCCTCAGCGGCTTGGATCGTCTGGATCGCATTGTCCAAAAAAGACGTTGCGGCATTGTCCACGGCAGAAGACTTCAGGTGGAGGTAGATGTCATAAGACAGCAACACGACCAGAGCGATGTCAATAATCATTGCAAACATTAGTTAACTTCCTTTTCCCAATTGTCGTCACTGTCCTTTACGGGGAACTCATTGCCCTCGTAAGCGACCAGGTCCCAAACCTGCAGGCTCAGGATGTTAGCATTGTTTTGGCCGGGCTTGTACTCGTTGATCAGGAAGCTGACGTTGACCGTCGAACCATTCCCAATCTTACGGTTATCCCATGGTTGGGCGTGATGATCGACAACACGGATCGGATGGTTAGGTGTACCGTCGGCCTTCAGTTCCTTACGCTTGAACGTAATGTACTGGCCATTGCCCTTGTCCTTGATCTTCGGACCAAGACCCTCAGCCTTCAGCTTTGCAACGGTCTCGTCTTCGACGTACACGTCAATGGACCATTCCTTGAACTTGTTCTCGTAACCCCACGCAGGGTCGCCGATAATCTTAGCCCACTTAGCCTTGCCTTGAATCAACATTATGTTTTTATTCCTTTTGGATTTGTAATGTAGTTAGTGTTTGTAACCATGTCGATATGATAGTATAACATAATCTGGCATATAGTCAATACAATCTTGACATATTCTCCTATTTTAATTGGGCTTGACAGAACTGAAATCTATGATATAATATCTAGATCAGTGCCCTAGAGGGGATAGCTTATATACTCAAGAACATTATCAGTCCATGGAGTTTCTTTAGTGACACTCCGCCCAGCTGTCCCCGACTTTGTATTCACCATCGAGCGGAACTCTGAATCCAAGCGTTTCCCCAGCGTCCCGGATGGCTTGCACACACACTCGTCCGACTTCGTCGGCGTCTTCTGTCTTGGCATCATGTTGTCCTTCATCATGAATTGTACCAACAAGCAAGCTATCCAGTCCACGCTTTCTGATTTCATCTCGTGCATGAATGGCAGCTTGCTTCATCACGATAGCTCCGGCAGACTGAAGTTTATAGTTGAGTGCTGCAGAAGTCGATCCACATCGTACGAACCCTCCATCGATCGTCTTAAGCACCCCTCCATTTGCGCGGAACTCATCTTGTATTTCGGCCACCAGCTTTGCCAGTCCGGGTGTGCCTGTTTCAAGGATAGCACGAGCTTCCTTCCCATATCGTCCAGCTTCACCCCCTTGAAGCTCAGGTTTAAGGGTGCGTCCGAGTTTAGGGTCCCCTGCTCCATAGAGATACGCATAAAAACCATTCTTGACGGTAAGATCGCGCATCTCATCCGCAAGCCCGAGATTGCGAGTGTTGAGAAGATGGGGGTCTCCGGTGGTAAATAGGAGAGTTGCCTCGTCATTTGCAAGATATTCAGCAAACATGCGCATCTCAAGACCACTGGCATCGTAGCCAACCTCTTTTCTACCGGGTCTTGCTCTCCAAAGTCGTCTGCATTCGATGCCATACTTGACTTTCTTTTTTGCCTTAGGGATGTTTGCAGTGTTGGGGGAGTTGTGAATCATGCGCCGTGTAGTGGCAGCACAAGTCATTACCCGCCCGTGCATACAATGGTCGTCGTAGTTGACGTTATTTAGCCAACCGTCAATCATACTGGCACGACCCTGTAGTACGAGCCACTCTGCAATCGCCTGCGCTTCGGGTCTTCCAGAGCTCTCAGCGAACGCTAGGAGGCTTTCTTCATCCACCTTGGGGAAACCCTTCTCGGTGAAGTCAGAGGGCTCCCAGCCGATCCCTAGGAGTCGCTCGACCCGCTGCTTAGGGCTTCCGATGTTGAATTCTTCCCAGTCAAACGTACTGTATGTACCATCCCCATTATCTCGTACGTCGGGGAATTGCGCAAGATGTCGGAGATAACTTGCAAACTCTCCTCCATCCGCTTTTTGGCGCCTCCGGTAAGTGCCAACTTCGGAAAGACGTGGAGGAAATAGTTCTCGAATAGGGCGCTCGAGATCGCTCTGTTCGCCACGCAGTCGTCCAACAAGAGCTTGTGCTCCGGCGATATCGAAGTACCATCCATTAGATTGTTGTTCATCAATTACCTCTCTAATCTCGTGTTCAATCTTGCACGAGAGTTCACTGAAGCCCATACGCAACATACGTTGAACTAGACCTTTGAAGACTCTCTTACCGAGCCGTACGTCTTGCTGACAATACTTATCCATCTCTGGACTGTACCGATCAAACTCTGCGAAGTTGCCTTTAGGGTAGTTAAAACGATCACCCCAAGCACCCAGAGAGTGCCCGCCAGGAAGAGCAGGGTTGTAAAGATAAGATAGAACAAGAGTGTCCACAGAATTTGAGCTTGAGACTTCAGGTCCGACCAGCCGTTTGATGTTGGGTCCATCATAACTGAGTATGTTGTGCCCGACGAACACTGAGTCTTTGTCACTTTCATTGAAGAATCTCCTGATCTCTTCGTGTCCTACGAAAGACAGGACCTCATCTCTGTCCATCCGCGAAGCGCACAGGACCCAAACCCGAGTGGGCGTGAGGCTGTCCGCTTCGATATCGATGTACCAATACTTATGGTACTCATTTGGTGTGGGTAAATACTTTAACATCACGCCCACACCTCAATGTCGGCTGTGCCACCAGCATTGTACGCCTTGATCTGCTCTTCATTGAGCTCGTTGAGACGGCCAGTGTGCTCGTTGTAGTGAAGATAACAACCGGGACCGGTACGACCGCAGAAACGATTCTTTTCCACGATGATCTTGGTGACGTTGCGTCTCCACGGGTCTTCAGACATCCGCTCACGATTGAGCTTCAGTACGATGTTAGCAAGCTGTTCCACCCCAGCAGTGCCGCGAATCTGGCCCTGACGGTTCTGGTGGATAACACAGATGACGGAGATGTTAAGCTCCATACATAGTGTCTTCAGCTTGGTGCTGATCTCGTCTAGCTGCTTTCGTTCATCACCATTTTGATCAGAAACGACAATAGAAAGGTGATCAAGAATGATGTACTTGCACCCAAGATTATGCATGTGCCGTACTTTATTGAGGACCTCTTGGATACTGTTCGAACCAAAGTGATCCCAAATAACGATCCGATCAGTATTGATAACAGCATCAAAGTATCCACGGAGTTCCTCCTTGGGCGTCATCTCCCGCACGTCGGGTAGGTGTAGTGGGCGGTTAGCTTCGATACTCATCAATCCCAGAGCAGTGTCCGCGTTCGGTTCTTCGAGATGAAGGAGTCCAATACCATGTTTGGGTACATTTTTGAGGACAAAGTGTTCAATCTCTTTGAGTACAGACGTCTTCCCCACACCCGTTTCTGCTGTGACGACGACGAGTTCTGACAATCGGACACCATACGTCTGATCGTTAAGTCCTTTCCAAGGGTAGGGAACTGTCTCATAATTCTTGGGTTCCGAGATTTCATCCCACATCTCACGGCCCAGCTTAAGACCGCTAGGAGTAAATCCCGGTGCCGCCCACCATTCGCGGTTGAACGCTTCACGAAGACCAGCCCTAAGATAGTCGTTCGGGTCCTTGCCTTCTGCAAGAGTAAGAATTTTGACCTTCCCGATGGGGAACATGCCAGCCACGGCAGTAGCAGCTTCCTGTCCGGGATATCGTATCTCGCCTGTCTTAGGGTTGATTTTTGCATCATCTTTATCGAAGCAGATTACGATGTTTGCGAAAGAGTTGAGGTACTCGAAATTGTCCGCAACATCACGAGTAGCGCCATCAGCTCCGTTACGGACAGAGACGACAGGCCACCTTGATCCCATGAGCTCGAACGCAGCAGGCGCATCGTATTCTCCCTCGACAAGGGTGACAAACTTGGCGCTACCTGCTGGAAAGAGTTGTTGTCCAAAGAGTCCGCTATGCTTAAGATCACCCTCGACAGAAAATTCTTTGTCCGGGTATCGGACCTTATTAGAAAGGTGCGTCCTGCCGTCCCCGTGGTAGTACGGAAAATATGTTTGGCCATTCTCCTCGTTTCTCCAAATTTGATACTTCTCTGCAGAAGCACGACTGATTCGGCGGTCAGTCAAGTCTTTGTAATCCTTACGGATTTGTGTGATGTCAGTAGCTATCTTACGGCCCTCCACCTCCTTATCATTAGGGAACGTCGTTTTTCCACAGCTAAAACAATGAGTGTGGCCATCATCGTAGAGACTATTGGCGTCTTTACTTCCGCACTCAGCGCAGCTTAAGTGCTTCAAAAATCTGGATGGGTTTGTAATCTGTATGCTCCAAGCTTACACACTTGTAACGAGTATCATCCAGTTTGTTTTGGTGTAGATGCCCATGAATATTCGTACCAAACCGACCCAAACAATCGGGATGGATGGGGATGTGAGACAGGATAACCTTGTTCCCGTCCTTGTCTTTCTGAACCACATACGCCCTCACGTCGTCTACGTAAGGGATGTAGTCCTCGAGCTTAAAGATGTCGTGGTTACCACGAACCAAGACAAGTCTACCTGCCAATCGACCCAGGGTATGAATACTCCGGCGACTAATACAGACATCGCCCAGAAGGTAAACGCGATCGAGTGGGCTGACGAGTTCATTGTGGACCTTTATGAGATGTTCATCGTGTTCTTCGACAGACTTGAATCGAGAACCACGCAGTTTGTTACCCTGAGCGTCTTCAAAGTTCAGGATATTTGCGTGCCCGAAGTGGTGGTCGGCACAGACCCAAGTCCTACCACTCACTTTGGTCCTCCTCCCTGTTTCGAAACTCGTAATCGTCCATGGCGATCAGGCCCGCGGCAGTGGGGTCGCCAAATCCCCCATAGCCTTTGTTGTGGACCCAAGTAGAGACATAACTATAGCTGGCCCCCCAGTGTGGCCAGTAAACCGGATCACCTTTCAGGAAGGTGTAGTCATGAATCGTTAGTTGATCATTCTGTTCCATTTTCCATCCTTGATCTGTCGATAGTTACGCAACAGAAAACCCTCATCAAAGTCGATGAGTAGCAGGTGTTGCTTCACGTCCTTGACGTGTTCGTACTTGTCGCTTGCCGAGTACGGTTCGTCATCGATGATAACGTAGTCCGTAACCTCGGGGTGGTCCACCAGATACTTGCTCACCCTGTCGTAGCGCCAAGACAAAGTCTCATCGCACAACGAAGCTTCCGCAAAGTATTCCGCCTTCAGGCCTTCCTTGATGCAGTGCTCAAGGGTTTTCTCAGGGCCATAGACCTGAAGCCATGAACTGTGGATAACGAATTGCCATCCACGAGTTGCAGCGAGATCATTGAGCAGACTCACCGCAACTGGGTCGAAATCCATGACAAACGGGAGGGGCAAGTAGCTCCGGGGCAGCATGTACGCACGCCCCGGGATCAGTGGTCCGTCGATGTCGATAAAGATAATCTTACTCATTATGCACCATACGGAAGGGCGGGAGCGAGGAGAGTGTCGAACGTGGATGGAGCAATCTCACCGACTTGAGCGAGGATTTGCTCGGCCAGTTCCCGGTGTTCGAGCTGGGTCTCAGGTCCAGTACGGACGTTGAGGTAGTGGTACCAGTCACGGACTGTTCCACACATGAACAGATGAGTGGTAGTAAGACCCTCGGGGAGCAGCTTGCGAGCCACCTCCTTGGCCACACCGTAGTTCAGAGCTTGCTGATACCGAGTCTGAGCATCAGACCAAGTGAAGTTCTGAGCATTGGTCCACCACTTTTGCAGGTCTGGGTCATCAGTTGCAATCGAGTTCTGGCGGTTCTTGGTGTCTTGCAGACGGGCTTGAGACAGAACTGGCTTCTCTTGATCCACTGCGGCGTACCGCTGACTGAACTCTTGGAAGTGGAACGACCGATGTCGCAGCAACTGGCGAGCAATGTCACGAGTTGTGGTAATTTTGACACAGATCGAAGCCATCTCGAACGGAGACCAGTGCTTGTGGTCGATCAGATATTTGATCAGCCTCTCATACGGATCATCGGGCTTAGCATCTGGATTAGACACCCGAGCCATGTAAGCAATCCGTTCGTCGATGTCTGGGGTCGCCCACTCAATTGAAGTTGTCCCATGACTCATCTAGTACCTCGCTTTCATCATCATTGTCTTCCGTATCATCTCGGGGATATCCGTCCAAGCATTCTTGGATTGCTTCTTGACATTCGGAACACGGCTTGACCAATGTCACGCTGTCAGAGTCTTTATCACAAATCGGGCAGTGCATTAAAATGCTTTCCCTACGTTTCTCTCCGCCCAATTGCGGATGAATAGTCCTTCTACCATTGGGGAGGCTTGAGCCATGTTGTGGAGCCTCCGTCGAATATCATCAGCATATTCATCGGGGTCGTTGTAGTAATCCATCACAGCATTGCAGCGCTTAATGAGACGCATCTGGTCGTGATCACTGAGTTCAGTTACAAAGTCCTTGGGCTTCGTGAGACGCAATTCTTTTTCAAGAATGACCCACTCACCCTGCTTCCTACTCATGACCCTAAAGCCATATTGATAGACCAGTCGGCTCTCTAGCTGGAATGGGATGTGCTGGGTGAATTTGTACCTGCACTTAATAGTCATGGAACGCCTTTGCGTAAGAGGTGACTGTGCGTCCTTCAAGTCCGGGGGCGGTGTTGATTTCCAAGACATAGTAGTGCCCCTCATTATCTTCAATGACGTCCACCGCCCCGAAATCCAGGCCCAAAGCAGACACGGCTTCCACACAAAGCCGGTCACGAGCACGATCGTTGTCCAAGCCCTCACGAACAAAGATGAAACCATTCTCATGAGATCGAATTTTCCACGTCTTGGGCTCCCGATTAGGGTCACGAATTTTCTGCTGATAGTCCACCACTTGGCATTTGACCACATGGTTACGGAACTCTCGCACCTTGTAGATGTAGAGAGTATACAGCGGAGCATCAGGGACATCTGCAATCGGTGTCCCCTTATCAACCACTATAATACCTTCTCCTGAGTGCCCTGTCAACTTAGTTCGTGCAAGGAATGTACGATTCCAAGCAACAGCTTCAGCTTTAGAGGTGGTAAATGCAGGAATAGACAACCCCTCCGCCTTCAGGACGTTGAAGGCACTGAGCTTGTTGACAGCAACAGCCACCGCTGCGGGCTTGTTCAGAACGCGATGAGCATTCTTGTAGTCACCCTCAGCGGTGGAACCCCAGTTAATGATCGTGTCGGCCTCGCGGATGAACTTCGAGGTACGATTACGTCGGAAACCCTCTTGACGGGACAGCTCTGCTGCACTGTTAGAGGGGCGATCTCCCGTGTCAACCCACAGGAGAGGGGCACGGGGCTTAAAATTCTTCTTCTTCTTCATCATCATCGTCTTCATCCTCTGCAAGGTCAACGAAGTCTTCGTCATCGTCTACGATAGGTACCAGAAGGGGGTTAGCCCATATGTTCTGCGGGGGCGGCGGAGCTACATCCCATTCATCACCATTCCCTAGTGCCCGTGCCACAACCTGCGGTACGGGAGGGTTGCCCGGTGGCCAGTCCGGTCTGACCGGTTCAATGTCCAAGATGCGAAAGGCTGCATTAGGGTCAACCTTTTTCCGCGGCTTGGGCGGGGGCTTAGCCGCAGCATTGGCCTTCCAGTCGGAGCAGTACGCCAAGTCCTGAGCAAGGCGAGCCCCAGTGTACAACATCCGCTGCATATCAGGGACATTGGTGTACTTCTCAGCTAGAGGGCCAAGAATGTGTACCAGAAACTGGGCTGGACCCTCTTGACTGAACTGAGTGATGATCTCCCGCGGGTTTGCGTACTCACGCGCAGCCTGTTTCATCGCCTGACACGTCTCAATCCAGTGAAGGATACGATTAGCGTCAGTCGTGCACTCAAGGGACCGGAACTCAATCGTACCGAACTTGAGTAGGCTGCCAATGTTAACCGAGGAGTATCGGTTGTTCTGGTGAATACCGTTGACATTACCGTGGTTGGCGATGGACTCCATCAGATCGTGGATAACACCTTCAGCGTCCTTCATGCGGAGACAGAAGTTATTGCCGATACGGTGCTCACCATTCTGGCTCACCAGCAGCTCGTCGAAGATCGTGGCGAGGGTGATGTAGTTGTAGATGGTGCCCATGGTCTCCTGCAAGCAGTTGACATGCACGTGGATCGAAGTCCGGTAGCTGTCATACACCTTCTTGTCGGGCAAGGTGAGGAACTTACAAAGCAAGTTGACAGCGAACTTTGTATTCTCCCAGTTGGTGGGCTTGTTCAGGACGTACTCGATGGCCTGATCACCGGGGCGAAGCTGTCGAAGACTGCCATCATTATGTGCCGACCAGTATTTACCGAGCACCCCAGTCCGGTCAATGATCTCCCTGCCTTCGAGCTCAACCTCAACCCCGAACAAGTTGGGGTCTGGGTCAACCGCCCACATACCGGGGAATACGTCTGCCAATCGCGAATTCATCACGATCATGCGATAGCCTCCTGCAGATGTTCCTTCAAGAACTCGTAGTTCGGAACAAGTTGGAACTTGGAAGGGTGGGTGGAATGTCCGACACGAACACCCTTGTACTCAATGATCACATCCTCGTGGATGTCATCGAATGACGCGGCAAAGTTTTTATGAAATGCACCGATGATGATTTCATTAGCACGAAGCCGGTCGCTGACCTCCTTGAAATTGGGGTACTTGTTTTCCAGCATGGCCGCAACGCTCTTGTAGTCGTTGAAACCAACATCAGCAAAGCGACGGCTGCTGAACTTCATGCCAACTTGGTCAGACCGAAGCCCTTGACGATACTGTCGAAGAGGCTTTCGGTAGTACCAGATAGCGGCGAAGCCATCCGCACGTGCGACGTAGCCGATATTCAAGTTCTGGAAATTGAACTTAGGGTCGGCCAACTCGAAGTGGGCCATCCGCCCATTGAAGATTGTACTGGCCGAGACCTTGTACTTCGCTGGACCCGCATTGTCATCATCATTAACATTCTTGATCATGACAGCTTTACCGTCGTAGAGACAGTACGTTCCGATCAGTTTCTGGCGTGAGTCTTCCAGATTGTCATAGATGATCTTCATGCTGCAAGCACCTCCTTGGGCAGCTCTTCAACCACGATGTCCAGCCGATGCTTGGACTGCCAGTCGAGTTCATTGTTGTCGATGATCTTCTGGGCAATATCACCGTACTGCTGGTACGCAGAGGGAGAGTTCATGCCCTTGATGGCCTGATTGTAGACCCAGCGGATCAGCGTGGGGCTAGACAGCCAGCGGTTCGAGAGAACTCGGTACTCCATGCCGTAGGGCTTCGGACGGAACGCCCCAGCCTTGCCGTAGAGTTCGCGACGAGTGCCATCCTTGTCCCAGCGCAGGCTGTGGATACCCAGATAGTAGTCCATCTGTCGGGCAACAGCCGCGCATTCCTGGAAGTGCATGTCGTCGAACGGGTCCATGTCCTTGGTCCAGCCGATGTGAATGTGTCCGGAAGCGGTTCTGAACGGACGATTGCCGGGGTCTGGTCGGGGGTTCTTATCGAGGGTCCATGCATTGAAGTCGGGTTCACAACCCAGCTCCTTGGCCTCGCCCGGGACGTCCCAGTCAAAATAGTCCTGTTCGTACAGAGCGACAGGTTCCGCAACCACGTTGTAGCCGGGTACGTAGTCTGAGATAGTTTGCTTCACTGACTGGATGTTGTGAAGAAACTCATCAACAGTTGACGCAGGATCGATGTTGAACTCAAGAGCAGTACCGTCGATCTGAACGGCTCCGAATGGAACCTTGTGCGGGGCGTACTTGGTGCCGGGGACCAGACCGTGAGCAGACACGAAAGACCCAGTGTTGGGATTACGCATAAACAACTCAGGGTCTGCACCTATAAGAATCTTACGCATGTTTTCGCTCCTTAGGCGATGTTCTCGATTAGTTGATGGATGTCGTCGTCGTTATAGCAGGACTCACATAGGTAAGTCTGCCGCCCGTCGTAGTCGTCCTTGAGGATGTGAATAAACTCCCCCCAAGTAGAGCTGTTGTCATCACAAAAGGCACAGCCGTGCTTTGTGAGAGCCATGAACTGAGGCTTGGTCAGTACCCCGCCCTTGCCGTTCTTGTATGGAGGACGGAATTTGGTCGTGTCAATCCGATTGCTTTTCTTGTCGGGGACGTATGCCTGCTTATTGCTAGGGAGATAAGTCACGTTGGATCGATGGTTGCGGTAGTCACCCACCACCCCGTCCCATGGGCCAACATCTGCCCACAAGCCGCCGTAGTCTTTTACGCGCGGAGGCGCTTGGTACAAAAAAGGCGCGGGCTTGACCTCAGTGCACAAAGGCTTTTCGAACTTGTCGAGGGCCTTCTCCGGGAGTGTCCACTTGTAGAGCATGTTCGACTCACACTCGTAGAACGAATCCTTCTCAGGCTTGAGCCCATTGCGACGCATGACCCACTCAAGCATGGCGGGTTCGGAAGCCCAGAACATTTGACGCCGGTCTTCAGAGTAGCAATAGGTCAGAGGCCGCCTGCTGTTACGTAAGAGGTTGATCGTATTGTCAGTCTTGTCGTACCACGTCAGAGCCCACGCAGACTGCTCGTTGAGCTTCCCGATTGCCACCTTGACACCCAGACTGTGGATGGCGTTGTACAGGGTCTCGGAGTCTGTCCCGAAGGTACCATCGAAACGGCTAAGGACCCAGCGGTCGATGGTGCCGTTGTGTGCACCCACGAGGTTCTCGAAGGCAAACGGGTGAGCGTTCTCGACTGTCTTGTCACCGACGGTGGCGTATCGGTTGTGCCCGATGAGGCATTTCAGAGCCGCCCTGTTCACCGTTTTCTGGTAGAGGTCGGAAGACACCAGAATCTGGCTGGGGCCGGGCATCTTGGCGAGAGAAATCTCGCTGTTATTCTCCCGCTCCACAGCGGCAACACCAGTGGAATGGTGGCCGCGAACAACACCAACGAGCAACAGCTCATTGAAGATACTGCGGGCTTGGGGGTCGATCGCCCCAGCAACACCGACTAGTCCACACATTCGAGTTCTCCAATAAAGGACACAACTGGGGTGTACAACTTGGTGATCAACTCCAAGGTGTATTTAGCGAACCGTGAACCGGGGACGTACTCGGGGTGTCCCTGGATGCAGAGAGTCTGCGTGTCGGGGTACCACACGATCTCAAGGTCCTTGCCATCCTTTATGGAGGGGGCTTGAGCGTGGGTGACGGTGCCCTCCTCAGAGGTCTTCCGGGTGCTGTCGTTGGCGATACCGATGATGGTGGCGTCCTGGCCAGCCCGCATCTGCTGATGGTGGGTGGAGGTGATCTGAATCTCTTCACCAGTCCTGACGTCAAGCATCAGGTGAGAATTGGTGTGATTGTTCACATCCTGGTACAGCTTGCCGCCGTTCAGACAGTTGAGGAGCTGAGCACCACGACAGATGCCGAGTTTCAGCTTGCCGGAGTTCTTGAAGTCCTCGAACATACCGATTTCCATCTGATCTCGGTAGGACTGGCGCTCGGGAACACCACACATGACGGACTTCTCGCCGTAAATCTCCGTACCGATGTCAGCGCCACCGTTCCAGACGATCACGTCAGCGTCAGCGGGCTTCATAACGGAAGACCAGCCGAAAGAATCCGTGAAGAGCTTGTGGACGCTATCATAGCCTCCAAAGTCACCGATAGAATAGAACTTCATGCTACTGCTTCCTTGTTTGCAGGTTGGGGAGTGTACTCGTCAATGAGCTGACGAATAGTTTTACCGGACCAATGCCGGGTGTCTTGTGACTCGCCCCAGATTCTGTTGGTGGGACGACATGCGGTGGCCTCTTCCTTCCACGACTTATGGTTGCTAATGGGAGCCCCATCGATCATACGCTTGACGATGAGACCCGGATCAAAGCACCGATGACCAGCGAAGTTTGGTGGTCCTAGGAGGTAGATTTTGTTGAGCCGGTTACGGTGATCAACCGGATCGAGGATTTCTCGCACCTCACCGGTGAACCGACCCTTCGGGTCTCGAAGACGCAGAAGCCGCCTGCCACCGGGCTCGAGAAGCTGCTGGTCCAGTGGACAGAAGGCGATCAGGTACGCGAGACCCGGATTGACACCCTCAAGCGTGAGGATGTACCACGTCTTGAGCTCGTTACGCCACTCCACCGGCACCCTCGAACAGATCGACAGGTTGTAGAACACGTTGGCCGGAATCTTAGAGCAGTCCGAGATGTGAATGTACGGCAGCTTGTCGAAATACTCGAGGTGGATGTACTCTTTCCACTCCTTGTACAGGTGGTACTTCATGAAATTGAAGTAGGCGACACCGAGCTTCGCATTAGGCCACATGTGATACGACGTGACGTAGTGGTCGTACAGGTTGGACCCCTGACGTTCCAAGCTTGCATGGCAAGGGGGGTTGAGGTCGACAAAGACATGAATATCGTCATTACTCCAACCACCGTACACACACGGTCTCCCAGGGGTGAGGGCGTTAGATGAATGAGCAACCCTCTTGATGACGTCCAGCTTATCCATTGTGATCTCAACTGTTTGAGGTTATACCCCTGTAGGGCACCGATCTAGATATTATACAGGAGAATTCAGAATTGTCAACCCGTCACTGGGGTTTTTCTGTGTTCCCATCCTGCTGGGCGCGCTTGATCTGTTGATCGAGCCAAAACTCCAATGCCTTTTCAGCCTTGGTGGCCAGAGGTGTCTTGATGGCTTGTTCACCCATCTCAGACGCTGCGATGGCGTACACGGTGGCTTGAGACGGCAGGAAACAGCCTAAAATCCCCAGGAAGGCCATCAGGAACAGGCAGACAGAGAACTTGAAGGTGGGGAACTTGAGGAATTTTTTGAAGTTCTCACGATTGGATTCGTGGTTGTACTTGATGTACTCCGTCGCACCATCCTGCTGGCAACACCAGGCGACGAACACGCCAAGCGCCAGTAGAAAGCAGACGAAGCTAAGTAAGCAGGCAAGGTTACTGAGGTTGGAGGACAGGTCACCGATGTAGAACAACCAAGAGAGCTTATTCATTGAGGTAAGCCTTGTGTTAGAGGGTTTATCAGGATGTTAGTCTCACGCCCCCTTAGGCGGCTGAGTGCCACGGATCGCCAGACCCACCGAGACACCAATGATGAAGATGATAATGATCGCCCAGCCAGCGGTGATCAGATGAGCAGTCAATATGAATTGCATTGCGAAGTACGCAGCAACCCAGAGGGCGAGATTGGTCAGACAGGCGAAAATAACAGGCCAGTTCATGGTTGATCTCCTTTGACGTCCAGGGCGATCCGCTTGTATTCGGGCCCTGTAGGGTGAACACCATCACGAGTCAGATGGCGACCTTGAAGCTCGATGACACTATCACCGAACACAGTGGCAACAGACCGAACCGCTTTTTGGCGCTCAGCCCCGATGGCC